TACAATCTCCTCCTCTAAGATCTCCAGGGTGATCATAACTTCCACACCAAATGGAAGGAATAAGTTTTGGGAGATTTACCAGGGAGCGGTGGAAAAAAAGAACGAGTACAATGCATTGAGAGTTGATTGGTGGCAAGTTCCCGGAAGAGACGATGCGTGGAGAAACAGAGAAATAGCTAACCTAGGATCCGAGGAGCTTTTCAACCAGGAGTACGGGAACCAATTCCTAGCAGGTGATACTCTCCTACTAGGAGGAGATGCGCTTCGTGCCATGAAAAGAACCGTCACTGAGTACGAGTGGAAAGAGCTTGAAGCTTTTGAGTACGCTGACCTTGAGTACAAGAATCTCAAGTGGCACCCTGAGTTCAACCCCGATTACATAGACATGGAGAATGACCGCTTTGTGTGTTCCATAGATATAGCGGATGGAGCTGGGAAAGACTTTAGCGTCATCAATATCTTTAAGGTGCTTCCGATGAGCATGGCCGCAGTCCGAACTATGAGGAGGGATAGGTTTAGCGATGAAACTTGCGGTGTGAGATTAGTCCAGGTTGGTATATACAGGTCGAACAAAGCTGGTGCAGATGATTTAGCCAAGATAGCTGAGGTACTCCTTTTCAAATTTTTTAAGCCTTCCATAGTTAAGGTGGTGATAGAGATGAATTTCAAAGGCGATTATTTTGTCGAGAAGTTGACCAATAACCCTGACTTCTACGAGGAAATGTTTCTGCACACACGGCATAATGAGAAGACTAAGAAACTTTCTCTAGGAATTAAGATACATAAACATAACAAGATGTTCTATTGTAGGGAGTTTAGAAAGCTTGTGATGGAAAAAAGGGTTGTGCTAAACGAGATGGTTACTTTTGACGAGATGAATGACTTTGGGATAAACTCCAGGGGGTCCTACTCTTCCCAATCCGGCCATGATGATGTAGCAATGACATGCGTCAACATTGTCCCACACGTTTTTTCAGAATTTTTCGCGGAAACCGTGGAGGAAATTTATGAGTTCCTTTCTTCCGATTTGAAAGGGGAGATACAGAAGAAAATAAGTGAATCTGATGCGCAAGAGGACAATACTTTTAGCTACCTTAAGGACCTCCTTTGAGAAAAAGGCACAAGTCTTCAGATATATAGAAAAAGATAAGCAGAAATAAAAATTACTCGCTGACATGGCAAAAATTAGATTAGATCTGAGTCAATTCAAAGCTTCAGGTGTTTACACCGTGGAGTTTGATGCATCAGAAACTATAGTTCTTAACACCCAGACAACTAGGTTGGTGGTTGGTTTCTCTAAAAAGGGACCGATCAATGCTCCAGTTTTCTGCCCAGATATCAAGACCGCGAGGAGGATATTTGGTGACATAGATAAGGATCTTGAGAACAAGGGTTCGTTCTTCCACAGAAGTTTGTTCACCTGTTTGGAAACAGGACCGTGTTTCGCGTTGAACTTAGTGAAGTTGAACGATGACACATCAACTGCCAATGCTGATTATGATGTGTACAAGAGCTTTTCTCTGAGTGTGGGTGAAGCTAACGGTATAACTGCATCTGCCCTGTACAGCTCTTATTTCAACAAGGAGAGATTTTACTTCCCTGATACATCATACTTCCTAGCAACAGTTGATGCTAACGCCACGAACACTGGAAAGCTCTTTAACTTTGTCAATCTAGGACAGACACCATTCAGCATCATCATCAGAAAGACTGGAGATCTTACAGGTTTCAATGTTACCGCTAGGGATTGGTTTGGTGCAGGAAATGTTCCTAATTACATTAGGGAATTCGATTTCATTTCCGAGTACTTCGTCAATATCGATGTAGTAGCTGGAGACTGGACAAACTTTGAGACTCTTAGGACTGATCCTACTTTCTCAGCATATTTCAACGCTTCCGGATTGATAAAGAGCAAAATTAACGATTTCTTGTCATCGGATCAGGTTACGAGATTAGGTTCTTTCCAGGGTTCGGTTATCCCAGATCTTGTTGACAACAATGGAGTTAACTACTCTATCGATACTATCGTAAACGCTGCGATCGCTACTACTGGTCTATTCTGCGCTCTTAACAGGAACGCTCTTAGCGATTATGATCCATCAGCAACATCAGATCCAGGAAGAATGGATATGATTGGGCATACTCTGATCAACTCTTCTCAGGATTATATCAACTTCTTGTCTTATTACTTCTCTGCGCAAGAGTACTTTGATTACACTCAAGTGTCAACTAACTCGACCATTTACACTTACGATTTTGGTCCTGGAGCCACTAGTAACCTACCAGCTGGATTAGGATCAACCGGTGCTTCTTACAGCGCAGCTGCAAATGGCTATGATGAGAATAATCCTGCTAAGGTAGCTTACTACGAGAGCTTCTATGGAAGCGGAAACAACGGAAAGTTCAACAACATCCTTGTTCTTCGCAAGGAAGCTTTCAGCTCAGCGCAGTACAATATCTTAAGCAACTTAACGGTTGGATCTTCGATTGCACTAGAGAGCGGTGCAGGAGCTACTCAGTACGCTACTATCTCTTCATTGAATGAAGTTTTAGTGGGATCAGATACTAGGTTGAAATTGGGTATCTCACACCCTGACAAATCTACGGAAGGAACAACACCTGGAAAGAATGCACCAGTTCTATCGGTTACTGGAGCAACCATGACTGTAGCTGGAACTACCGCAGGTGCCCAGATAAACCAAGGAGACTGGATATTCGCTGAGAACACCGGAGTTAGATACTATTTTAGAACAGTTGCTATCTCAGACGATGGCACTGATACTTTCATTCAAGTTGACACTACTAACTCAGTCTTCGGTGGAGCAACTAATATAGGAAACATCAACTCTTTCTATACAGTATACTGGGAATCTATATCTGGTGTAGCTGGATCTCTATTCGATGTCATTCCTATTAGCGCACTCGATGGAACTAATACACCATTGATAGCTACTCCAGAACCTGATAGGTTCACTTACACTTCAGCCGCAGGTGAGCAATCTTATTACACAGGTTATGAGTTTTCAAATGCTTATGAAGCATTTAACACTGGAGTTTTAACTAATGGTGACAGAGCTTATGTAGCAGGACCAATTCCTTTGTACATGGCAGCTTCATTCAGCACCGATATAGATTCCGTTAAGACTGTGACTATCAAAGCTTACAGAGATGCGGAATTGACTATCGGTTACACTGGAAGCTGGACATTTGCATCTATAACTGATGACACTGGAGCAACTTTCTCTCCAACCGCTTTAAGAATCTATTCACTGGTTGGTGAGTATTCAACAACTATTGGAGCAACAGGATTTGATACCACAAGGACTTTCTGCTATGTTTCCTCAAGCGAAGAATCTAAGGTGAACGTTGGCCAGTACCTAGTAGCGGATCCTCTCAACTCAGGAAACGTTGCGGATTTCATTTTGACTAGGGTCATTTCAAAGCAGAAAATATCTTCTGGAACTTTCAACGGTTACTATAAGATCAGCACTAACCAGAGGCTAGCAGGAACTGGAGCTTACGCTAACAGCATAGTTAGATATAGAACTATCCAGGATGCAGCACCAGCTTTCCAGCCTACTTACTTGGATGGGTTTGAGTACACTTCTTATCACCTACCGAATGGATCGGATAGCCAACTTGCTAAGATCTACGGTATGCTTGATCCTGCTAACTCTAACTTGTCAGAAGCTCTATCTAGCAGGCACGTCATAGCCTTCAGGTACATAATTGACACTTTCAACGGTGGATTGCAACCGCAATCATACCCAAAGAATATTGTGACTAAGCTGGCTAAGAGAAGGCAACTATGCTTAGCTATCATGAATGCTCCTTCTATTCAGAAGTTTATCGATAGCACGGATCCTCGTTTCACTGAGCTTCCAACTGCTTCAGATCCAAAACCACTTTTGAACACAAGGTACATCTCAGAAGGTGGAAATCTTTCTCTAGGCCCTTCATTTGTATACTCTTTACCAGATGAAGAGAATGGAGCTAAATTTTCAGGATTCTTTGCACCGTTCTTGGTGATTAGAGAGAACAATAAAAATTTCT